CATAATTAATCTAGCCATATCAGGAGCAGCAGATAAGAATCCTGATAGAAAAATCATATTCTGTATATTCTTTAATGTTCTAATACCTGACTGCATACCTGATTCTGGATTAGCAGTTAGTCCATATGTACCTCTAAGTAAATCTCTACTAGCTTCTATATCTCTTATTTCATTTTCTTTTTTCTTTATAAGATCTGCTCTTAGTTTTGGTCTTGTACCAGCTGGTGCTACTTTATTTATGTAAGCATCCCACTCCATAGCTATTTGAGGTATACTTGGTCTATATCCAGCATTTGGACCTTTTAATCCCATCATAGCTACATCACCAAATACTTTAGATATTTCTATGTCAGGCATAATAGAGTTAAAATATTGTTTAGTAATAATGTTTATATTACTTTCCATCCAACCTCTTTGCATTAAATACGCATCATCTAGTATCATAAGTCTATTTTTTAAATGCTTTGATACTCCTGATGGTTGAAATGCAAATGACAAATCAAATGTTTCATCTGGGCGCATAGCATCTCTAGGTAATTTATTAAATGGTGTACTGGTAGCTATATCTTCTACCATTTCATCTAACTCTTTAGCACTTACAGATATGCCTTTATTATTTAATGCTATTCTTAAATCTCTTTTAAAATCATCTATTTTATTTCTAATTAAATCTCTTTTCCAATATCTAGGTAAATAATCTTCTCTAAGTGGTCCTGTAGCATTTATGTTATTTAATCTAGCTTCTTCATCAGCAAGTCTACTTTCTATTTGTGCTAAGGTATATGTTTGACCTCTTTGCTCTGTAGTTTTTTTACCATCTTTTTTCATCTTATCTCTTGTTCTTTTTAATCCAGCTATAATTACTCTAGAATAAATACTAAATAATTCTTCTGCGTCTGCTTCTCTACCTATTCTTGTAAAAAAGTTTTCTCTTAAATAACTTGCAGCTTTATTTACTTCTGGTATAGGATCTTTAGCATCTTTATTTACAAGTCTAAAAGATACTCTTCTTTGAAACTCTCTTTCAGAAATACTTTTAATACCTTTAAAACGCATCTCTATCTTTTTGAATTTAGAATCCTGACCTAAATTATTTTCTTGATACAATCTTTTTAGATAATCTTTATAAGCTGTTTTAGTGTTTCTTCTTGCTTCTTCTACATAAATATATTTTCTAGCTATGTTTGATTCTATAGACTGTGTAGTAAATCCTGTATTTAATACATTCTTATTTTGTAATAATTTTGTATCTAACATATCAGTTATCATTTCTCTAACTTGTAAAATAGGTGACTTTAATAATCTAAATACTGGTGTTATTCCTGTATTCTCTAAACCAGTAAGTGTATTAGCTATTGCTTCATCATATAAATCATCATTATAAGATCTAGCACCACCAGTATTAGTAGCATCTGCACCAACACCTTTTGGTCCTGTTCTATTATTGGGATCTAATATTCTACTATCTAATAACTCACCATTATTTAATTTTGTTCTAGCAACTACTTCTTCTCTACCATCAATTAATAATTGTTGTTTGTTATATTTATTAATAGCTTCTCCACCTTCAAAACTTCTTAATCTACCTATAGTATTTAATAATCCTGTAACTATTGCAGTTCCAAGAGGAACAAAATAAGCAAGTTCTTTTTCTCTATTTGCATTTATAGTTTGTTTATATAATTCTTCAGCAGCAGCTATTGCAGTTATTTTCTTTAAATTATATGCACCACTTGCTGTTCTAAAGGCTTTCATACTAAATGCAGCATATGTTACTGGATCTAATATACCTCCTGTTAATCTACCAATAAAATATGCACCAGGATTAGTACCAATCAATGAAGCATTATCTTTAAGTTCTTCTATTAAATATTTACTTTCAAGTTTACTACCAGAGTTTCTAAAATAATCTATATTGTCTAAGTATGGTTTTAATTGTTCATCATATAAAAAATTATACTTTGGATCTTTTTTAAACTTTTGTGTTTTTTCTTGTTTAGAAGCAAAGGTTAATGCAACAGCATTTTCATCTATAAATCCTTGTTTAAATTGTTCTGATTTTGGATTTCTAAAAAATCTATCAATAGAACTATCTGGTACATCTAATGCTTGTGGTATTATTCTTTTTTGAAAACCTTTTAATACTACATTACTCATTTTGGAAATTTATCTATATCTATTTTATTTTTATCTAAATATTCCATTAAATCTTCTTTATTAGTTATGGCATAAGTTCCAGGATATAAAATTGTATAAAGAAAATTTTCTGCTTTTGTAACATCCATACCTCTATCTCTAAAAAAGTTTAATATTGTACTATCGTTTAAATACTCTTTAACTGCATCTGAAACTAAACCTTTTTTACTAAAAATTTTCCCATCATTTGTTGTTAGTACATCATCTACTGTAAAAAATTGAGGATCATCTACATCCATAGATAATTCATAACTATTAGAAAAAAACCCATCACCACCATTAGGATTTAAATGATAACTATAACCTTCACCTTCTTTAATAAAATAAAATACATTTTTATCCATTAACTCCATTACTCTTTCCATATTTAATTCTTTCTCAACTTGTTTATCAGTTAAAAAATTATCAAAGTATAATCCTGGATATACATCTTTCATTTTATCTATACCATATTTATTCTCCATACTTTCAATATGTGTTTTTATATGTGCAGCTATATATAAATCTTTTTCTTCTTGTCTTTGATATGGTATTTGTTCTTCAATAGGATTCTGTACTAATGCTCCACCTTCATTCATAGATTCATATTTACTAATACCAAAACCTGCCCTATTTAAATTGTAAGCAGCAGTATTAATAGCTTTTTCTCTTACTTTTTCTACTTGTTGTAAAAACAATGGTGTATTAGTTTCTGCTATACTAAAATCAACACCATTTTTTCTAAGTGCTTGTACATATTCTTGATTGAATTGTTCTAAAATAAATGGATCAATAGATAGATAAGCATCTGCTTCTTCTCCATAACCACTTCGTAAAGACATACCAATAATTATTTTTTTCCATTGTGGAATGTTACCAAATAATTCTGTAAACTGGCTAGTTTTTACAAACTGTTCACCATCCTCTAGTTCACCAAAACTTAAAAATGGTACTTTATTTAATATATATTTTTTTAAGGCAGTAACACCAAATTGTGATTTTATATCTGCAACTATATTACTTTCTACATTTTGTTCAGTAATATTAAAATTATTATCAGCTAATATATTAGAGATAGTTTCTAAATCATATGGAGATTTAATAAAGTCTTTATATTCATTTTGTAATTGTCTTAAATCTTCTATGTCAGTAATGTTTACACCTTCATAATTTTGCCCTCTTGTTACATTTAAAAAAGAAAAAAATGTTGGTGTTTCTGCACCAGTAACTGTAGGAAAAAATAAATCATTACTATTATTATTTATGTAGTTAAATGCAAATAGTGCTTCATTAACTCTTCCTACATCATCATCAGATAAATTACTTTTTGCCATTATACGATCAACTTGTGCAAAATAATTATCAAGTCCTGGAGGAAAATATCCTTGTTGCATTAATACAGCTGCTGCATTGTAGTTATCCATAGCTATTTTATAACTTTCATTTACACCTCCAGGTGATCCTGGCATTGGTTCATCTTGAATTAATTTTATATCACTAATCATTTGATCGGCAGTATAATTACCCATACCACCCATAGAAGAATATACATATCTTGATATTTCATCTTCTGACATATCTAAGCCTAAACCAGTATTTATTTCTGTTGTTAAATCACCTATGTTTGGTAATACACCTTGATTAGCTTCTTTTTTTGATTGTATAATTTTATGTGTTTGTGATGCTACTATTGCATCATCTAATGTTGCCATAAACAATGCTTGGTTTTCAAATAAACTAATACCATTAGGTGTACTTTGTAAATTTTCTAAAATACTACTTGGGGTAGATATTACTGATAAATATGAATTTTGTTTGTACTCATCAATAAAACTCTTTGAAAATTGTTGCTGTTGAAATAATTGTGCATTTTCAGCTTTTTGTATTTTATCAGATTGTACTGATAATAAATTATTTTTTGTTGTGTTTAAATCAGTTACAATTTCACTAACTGTTGTATCATCCATATCTAGCCTTCTTGCAGAAGGATCTTCTAAATACTTTTGTATATAATTATCTATTTCTATATCTAATGTATCTAAATCAGCTGCAAGTTGTATTGTATCTCCTGATTCAAAATCCACACCTGATACCATCATTTCAATAATACTTCTTGCTCTTAAACTCTCATACAAAACATTATTAGCAAAAGCTCTATCTTCAATCATACCTGGTGTCATTTCTAAAGGTTTTAGTTGATTTAAAATTTTATCATTAGCATTTAGATTTGCTAAGTTAGGCAAAACTTTTGTTGTATATAGTAAATCAATATCATTTTGTATTTTTTCAAAGTTACCTTTATTATTTTTTATTATGGTTTGTATTTCACTATAAGTAGTATTATAATTTGTTTGTGCTAGAACTGCACCTGAAGTAATTAAATTTTGATATTTTAAATCATTAGCATAGTCTTTTACATTATTAACAGCATCAACAAAGTTTAAGTCTAATTTATTTTCTATGTAATTTTGGAATCTTTGTGGTGCTTCTCTTAGAGTAGTATCACGATATGTTATAAATTTTTCTCTTAATTTTACTAAATCAGGATTTGGACTATTAAGTTCTTCACGCATAGCCTCCTCTATGAATAAAGCACTATTTGTATCAAAGTTGTTTTGCCATTCTTTATCCATGACATCAACCTGAAACTGATTAATCTTATCAACTGTTTGTGATAAGTTTGCTACACTTGTACCTATAGTATTTTGTGCTGTTCTTACAACGCCAAAGCTACCTTCAACGCCTGTTCTTCTAACACCTTTACTAAGACTTGCTCCTCTTTCTAAAACCATTATGTATCCATACCTCCTATACTCTTACCAGCTAGAAGATCTGTACCGAATCTAGCTCTTGATTCACCTGGTGACATACCTGGTTTAATTGTATTTGAATCTCTATAATAATTAGCATATGTCCATCCAGTTAGAGCAGAACTACCAGCATCAAATATAGCACCAAAGGTTGCTGATTGCATATCTATCTTTGAGTTTACTATTTGTTGGTCAAACTTAGATAATGCTATTCTAGTATTTAATTTTTGTGATCTGATATCAGATATAGCAGCATTTCTTACATCATTTTGTATAGCCAAAAATGTTCTACTATCATCCAATATACCAGCAGCACCAGCTATAACTTTATTATTTCCAAGTGTAATATCCATTTGTTGCCTTCTAACTGTTTCTTCTTGTAAACCTCTTAGCTCTGTAAGTTTTTTTTCCTCTTCATATCTAGCTATATCACTTTTTAATGCCTGTCTTGCAGTATAACCTTGATATAAAGATGCACCAGCTGATACACCAGCTGTAATTAAAAACATAGTTGCTGGAGTTATACTACCCATTAAAATACTACCTCTACTGCCATACCTAAAATTTTTAGTGGTAATGGTTCTGTTTGTGTTATTTTTACTGTAGGTTCTCTATCATATCCTAAAAAGAAAAATTCTTTTTTACCAGATACTGCACTAACAGATTGAGCTACATTAAAATCTACTTGTCTAATAATTAAATTTTTTGCAGTTTTATCTGATGCTTGTAAAGCAACATTAAGTGCATTTGATACATCTACAACTGCTCTAGATATTCTTTTTATTTCTCCTGTCAATGGACCATTAGCTACTTCTTTATCTATAGGCATAGTTTCTAGTGTAGGTGTATAATCAAAACCAATATTAACACCAGCAGCGTGAGCTTCATTAAATGTTATTGTATCTGATCCTGATGTGGTAAATGTACCTAATGCCATAGTACCATCAACAGCATATACTGATGTGGATGTCAAGTGTGCTGGTGAGTTATGTAATCTTCCCTGAACTATAGTAATAACAGCATTATCTGATGGTGTTGCAGCAAGATTTTGATTTAAAACTAGCGTAAATCCAGACGCTGTAGCATTTACTGTTTGAATAGTGTATTGTGTACTGTTACCAGCTATTTGGATTATATCATTAGGATTAGGTGCTGATGTGTAACCATCAACATTTAAAGTTGATCCTGACTGACTACCACCATTTACTTTAGGCGCACCTTGTTGATTTAATGTAGTAACAGCAGAACAATCAAGTGTAAGACTATCATCATCTGCAAATTTTTCTAATGTATATACAGTTCCACCTTCTAATTGTCTTTCTACAACACAAAATAAGTTTTCATTTAAAGCTGTAATACTTTTGAAGTTATCACCTGATCTAGTAGACCATAGTGTCCATCCAGCTATCTTCTCAGATCTAATACTATGAAATAAAGCAAGTGTACCATCTGTATTTGTAAAAAATGCAAACTGTTCTGGTCTAGTTGTTGTACCAGTAATCATAGTCATATCTACTGGATTATTTATTACTTGTGATGCAAGTATAGATATTGATGTAGAAGCATATGCTGTTTCAACATCTGAATATAAATATTCTCTAACTGTCTTACCATTTTTCTGTGCATACAATGTAGCACCATCAAAAATAACTGGTTTTGCTCTATTACATCCATATGGTGTTTGTCTTGTAAAAACTATATTTGATGGAGTAACAGCTGAAGTATCTGTAGATGTTGGTACAAAAAACTCACCACCATCAGTAAATAACTGTAAGTTTCTAGAACTTACTAAGTGTCTAATCTCATTTATTCTATCTCCTGTTACAGTTACATCTAGTGCATCATCAGGTTGTCCTGTACCTATTTCAAAATTAAAGTATTCACCTACCTTTGATGCTATAACAGAAGCTGGTTTATCTCTAACACCAGCAAAATATAATCTATTATCATGGAATGTAACAGCTTGTGGAAAACCTCTTACAGAAGATATAAGTTGTTCTTCCCATAGAAAATGGGGTCCTACTGTATCTACTTCTTCTAAAACTGTAACTGTTACTACAGTAGCACTTGTATATCCTGTTACTTTTACTTGTTTATTATTTACTAATAAATACTGCCCTACATATGCACTTGTAAAAGCAGAAGCACTAGCAGTCAATGTTCTACCAGTACCAGTAGTTTTATCAGATAGTGTTACAGATATTGTTGAATCTGCATATTTAAAAAATGGTTGTGTTGTTTTGTTTGCTCCACCAACAGATACACTTTCATCTTCTTCAAACTCAAATAAAGATACACTAAATGTAGACGCTGATGTTCTAATTATTTTTACTATTGGATTATTTCTATGAACTATAAATACTGTATCACCAAACTGTGCATAGTTTAGTTCAAATAACTGTGCTGTAGTCCAGTTACAATTACTTGTAATATTTGATTGTACACTTGCACCATCACTATCAAATACATCTAATCTATTATTAGATAATGCAAATATAGCCATTTCATCATTAGAAAATATAAATGGAATAATTCTTGATGATCCAGGTAATGTTGCTTTGAACTGTGTGCCAGGTCTACGCATAACACCACCCTCATCAAGTAGATACCAATTTCTTAATGTTTTTGCTCCACTAAAATATGCTGAAGCATCTGTTCTTGTAACTAATAAAGGATTAAGTTCACCACTTGAAAAGTTGGTATATACAGTTCTGAGAACATTAGCCATTAATATCCTCCAGTAGTTAATCTATCCTGTATAAACCTTTTTGTGTTTAGAACACTATTTGTAACTTCTTGACTATCAATGTTCTTTGCTATTCTCATTTGGTTTTCACCAAGTGTTTCAAACTGTTGTATCATAGCAGCATCTCTTGCTACAGATCCAGCAAAGATGGATGCAAGTTTATATTGTAATGCTAATTTAAAATATTCAGGAAACTCTGCTTCTACTTGTCTAAATATATAATCAGCTATAAGTGTATTACTAGATCCATAAGTATTTACAAATATCTTATCTCCATATCTAGCATACTTAATTGGATTATCATTTACAGTAACTGTATTTAAAACTAATAGTTCAGGACTTGCTGGTAGCTGATAAGCATATTCATATCTTCCAGTTGGTGCATCAGCTAATAAAGAAAGTTGTTTTTGTTCTGTGGCAAACTTCCATCTGTGTCTTGATAAACAAGACTTCAGTATGTTTTCATACATATTAGAAGCTACTAAGGCTTCTGTAGAACCATCATCAAAAGATGATATCGGAGAAGCTCCGATCATTATGATAGCTCTTGCACATATATCTACTTTAGTATCTGCCATGAAAAGATAGGGGGGTATAAAACCCCCCATTCACATTATGATAATAAGGCAGTTCTTACTTGTGTAGCACTAGCTGTAGTTACAATTAAAATATCTACAACTGCGTTTGAGCCACCACTATTAACAATGATTACATCACCAGCATTAAGGTCGCCAGTAGATGCTAAAAAGTATTCATTGTCATCAATAGTACCAATAGCATCACCATCAGTATAATACCAAAGTGAATTAGAATCTCCCATTTGGGATATCTTTTTCACAGGATTAGTTGTTTCGTATGCCATGATTATGCCTCCCTACATTTCTGGATTCTTACACCATCACCATCAATAAGTACTGCACCCATTGACATATATGATGTTGTTAGGTGTGCTACCTTTTCAGGTATGTAGTTTACTTCTGTTCTCACATCAGAACCTACACCTAATCCTAGAGATGATTTATGGAAAGCAAGTGTGAATCTATCGTTTGATCCATCTTTGTGTAAGCCACTAAATGCCATCCACATGAAAGTAATCCATCTTTTAGCAGTTAATGTGCCGCCAAATGGTAAGTCTGCTTCACCAACATATTCAGCTCTTGAGAACTGATCTATGTCTAGAAGGTCTGACCATTGTTTTCCACCAACAATCCAATACCTTTGTCCATCATCTGGAACATCATTTTCTTGGAAGATCTCAAACACATTCTGTGCTTTGTCTAAGTTCATACCAGTTGTTGATCCAGCTGAGTTATGTGCTAATGCAGTTGCGTTAGCGTCAAATGTATCAGTGATGATAGAATCGGTTTTTCTACCAAGAGCATATGCTGCATTTTGTGCAACAATGTTTCTCTCATCAATGTTTACTTTTAGTTCGTCTAAACGATCCACATAATCAGCAGCGTAGAAGTCAGATAGTGTTGCAGTCACATTAGAGTGTACAGAGTTCATAGCGACAACCTCAGCGTGTCTTGCTTTAGTTGAAGCAGAACCTTTTGCTACTTTTTGAAACTGAACAGTACTTCCTTTTACATTACTGACATTACGGACCATATTCTTGAGCTTACTGCCCATTCTTTGATAAGCCATATGCACTTCTGCTTCGAACTGCTTTATAAAGGCTTGATCTATAGTCGCTGTCATTGTTTTTCCTTTCGTATTGTTCTAAATCCAAGTTGTCGTTATAAACTTTGTTATGTTGTCCAAACTGGGCATCTTCCAGTCTATTTCGGCTTGTTATGTGAGATATATTATATTTTTGTCATCTTTACAAGACCAGAAGCAATAAAAACATTGACATCTCCAAATGTGTATGAGCCATCAGATTCCTCTATATATGATGCAAATGTCTTAACATAGCTTTTATCTTTAGAATATAGATATGCTTCTGTAGTAATAACAGCTGGTTTTACCGAATCCATGTCATTCTTTGACATCCATTCACTATGACCAGTAGGATCTTCCCATTTAAATATGTACTTTTTAAAGGGAAAATCTTTCTTTTTAGCCATACTTTTTTTCGTATAGCTTAGTTACTTTGTTATAATATGCTTCATCTCTTTTTGCTGGATCGTAATATCTAGGATCATTCATCATAGATCTAAGATCTGTTTCATCAAGTTCAGCATCAACTACTGTGTTTGAATTAGGTAATGGTTGTGTTTTTGTTAGATTCATTATTTCTTCTAATGCTTTTACACCTTCAGCTGTACTAGCCATCTTTGCTGCAACTTCATATGATTCAGGTGTTAAATATTTTTTGGACCATAAATCAGCAGCTTCTACACGACTATTAGCATTATCACCTAACTTTGCCATTTCTTCTTGTGTATCAGGTAAACCAGCTATTTCATTATTAACAAAAGCATTTACACCTCTGTTAAACATTTCTTGTGATAAATTATTTTCTCTACAAATAGCTGACCATTCTTTTAATAGTTCCTGATCTTTATTAACTTCTATATTAATATGCTCTGGCACTTCAGGTACAACTATCTTGTATTCCTCAGGTACAACACTTTTTCTTTCTTGTTCTATATCTGTTCTAATCTGTTTAGATAGTTCATCTGTTCTCATACCTAGTTTTTTTTCTAAAGCATTATAAGAAGCTCCAAGTTCTTCAACTTTGATTTCATTTCTATCTGTATCCCAAAACTTTTCTGATATGTATTCTGGTCTAGTAGGTGCTTCTTTTGGTGCTTCTGTTGCTGTAACAGCTTCTGTAGTTTGTGTGTTTTCTTCTTCCATTAGTTCTCCTTATGTGCTTCTATTCTTTTTTTGATAATAAAATATAAATATCTCATTCCCTCTAAATGCCTTAACTGGTCATTTGTAACATCTCTACCAGCTACAGCATCTACTGTAATAGATTTTAAGTAATTTAAAACCTTTTTTCCTAACTCTGTTTTAAAAAGTGCAGCAATATCACCATTTAATTCTATTTCTGCTTTTTTAGATCTTTGGAATCCATCTATACTATAGTGGTATCCCTCAGGTTTGTTGCGTATCTGCTCCCACGCCAATTTGTCCTCCTTGTGCTTGTTGTAATTGTTGTAGTTGTTGTACTACTTGTTGTTGTTCAGCAGTATCACGAATTAACTTTTCTGGTAAATTCATTTTGTCTGCTAAATATCTAGCTACTTCATCTTGTTTTACTATTAAATTTAAAACTTGTGGTCCAAATGTTTGACCTATAGTAGCATTAAATCTGTTTATATCTGCTATGTCTTGTTCAAACTGCGCCCTAGATAAAGGTGATTCAGGTATAATTTTTATTTCTTTGTTATCCAAACTAGGAATTGTAATCTTTCCCTGTTTTTTAAGAATATATATTATTCTTTTAACTAAAGGTTGTATAAACTCTGATTGCAATCTACCAAATGAAGAACCAATTTGTCTTGATAAGTCTGCCATTCTTTCTGCTACTTCTGTAGCTGACATAGGTGTTCCTTTTGTTGGACCAAGTGTATCCATATATAGTGCTTTTCTAATATTGTTTCTCATATCTTCTAACACTAATTGTGCTACATCAAATCTACCAGCAGCATTAATAGGTTGTAATCCTCGTGATCCTGGAGCAACAGGAATAATAGTTCCAGGCACTAATGCAATATTGTCTGTATTAATTACACCATCATCTTCTAGTTGATAGATACCAGATATATTCATCTGTGCATTTTCTAGTATTAGTTCTACTGTAAGGTTTGTAGTTTTGATTGCTGCCATAGCATTAAATACTGGACCTCTACCATAAACTTCACCACTTGCTTTGTTCCATCTAAATGTAATAAATGGATTTGATCCAGCACCTTCAAACTGTTCACTAATAATTATTGCTTCATATTCTTTTATACAAACAACATAATCATAAACTTCTTTATTAGGATCTGAGTAGTTTCTCATTGTACCTTCTATAGCTGTTACTTTTTGATCTGGGTTATTACCCATAATAGCTAAAAGGTTTTCATCAAGATCTGCATTAGGATACAAAACTTTTAAATCATTTATGTGAATAAATCTTTTTCTATAGATGCAATCTATTTTATTATCAGGACCACTATTCAAAGTTATATGTGGTAATGGTATAGAATTAAATACTATGGGATTAGATGCTGTACCTTCATTTACAAGTAAACATCCTGTACCAATAGCACAATCCATAAAAGATTCATGCACTTCCTGATTAAAATTAGAATTGTGTAATACTTCAAATATATAGTTTGTTATATCATCTAATTCTTTATCTATTTGTGGTGATAAATCTAAAGGTATTTCAACACCTGATTTTAAGTGCATCCATCTACCAAATGTAGGAATCATAGCTGCTTGTAATCTACTAGCAAACTCTTGTATACCTACTACTGCTGTTTCATCAAATATTCTATCTGTTCTTTTTTGACCTGGTGATTCTTCATAAAATGATTCTCTGCCAGGCATAGTGTATTCATATGCTTCTTCAAACTTTGTTTTCCATACAGATTTTAAACCTTCTGCTAAACTATATTTTTTTAAAAATAATTTAGCGTTCATCTCTGACATATTCGCAGATGTACGATAACTATTATATTCCATTAACCTGATCCACCAAAAGTTTGTGCTATAGTTGAAAATAATGATCTTGTATTAGCAGCAAGATCTCCCTGTCCACTTGCTGCTCTTCTTCTTTTTCTTTCTGCTTCTCTTTCTGCTTCCGTCATTGTATTAAATTGATTTGCTTCTGGAGGTGTCATACCTTGTGTTTTGTTTTTGTCTGGTACTGGACTATCTGAAAAATCATAAAAACCTCTAGTTGATGTACTGTTTATATAACTAGAGTAAGGTGTTTGTGATGTGGATAGTAATATACTTGGTATTAATGGAACACCAGCTAGTGCTGTAACTCCAGCTAATCCCATTTGAAATTTCTGTTGTGATTCAAACATTTGTTTTGATAATGGTATTCTATATCTATTAGCTTCTCTATATGCACCTCTAGTAGTATCTGTAAATGTTAATCCTTTATCTGTTTGTACACCAGCAGTAAAAGATCCTGTTTCTTTATTTATTGTACCTAAACCTTGTGATGCTAAATATTCATTTCTAGCTTTTTGATATTCACTACCATACATTTGATTACCACCAGTATTGGTAGCAAATATTGCATTTCCTGTTTGTGTAATACCTAATTTTTCTCTAGCAAATTCATCTGCTTTTTTACCAGCTCTTTTTATCTTTGCATTTTGATTTATAATATTTGGTGTACCACCAGTAGAGGCAGCCATACTAAAATTAGGATCTTTACTAGATGATGCTGATGTACTAGCTCCCATTACTTTTTTTGTACCTTTACACCTTTTTCTATATTTGGAACTATCATAGATACATCACGACTTGTAATATTACTAATTTTATATGTTTTGCCTAAATTCATAGCTATACTTCGTAATTGTTGTTTTTCTTCATCAGATAAATCTTCATCTTTTCTTTTTTGTATTAGTGAATCCAATTTACTTAATTCTTCTCTTACCCCAGCTATTTGATCTTTATCTAATTTTTTTGCTGCAAATAAAGAATATCCCATAATATTTATAGCTATTCTACCATCATCCATTTCAGTTTGCATAACTGTTTTTCTTTTACCTGATGTTGGTAACATTGATGAGTTAGTTTCAACCATTATGTTTGTTCTCCATCTGTGTAAAAACCTTGTCCACTTGCTCTACTAAATAAACTTCTTTGACCAATAATACCTTTTGCAAATCTTTCTTTAAATCTTTTATCTTTTGCTTCTAGCTCTTCTTTTTGTCTTTCAGCTTCTTCTCTTTCTTCTTTGAGCCTTTTTTCTAGCTCTGGATCTGGTTTGTATTTTGGTGTTCTAAAAATGCCCATTTAGTGCTTCCATTCTTTACTAAGTATTTATATAACTGAAAAGGCGTAATAATCAATCTATTTATTCCAATCAACCTCATAACTATTGTGACACAACTATGTTCTCGTAACCATGCTGCTTGGAATAATCTCCATTTATGTTTGAATCTTTTAGTTTTTAGAAAAGTACCATTGTTTGATAGTATATATCCAAATACTCTATCTACTTCATCACCTTGTAAAATAGATACATCTAGTCTTTTGTGTATATGTTCTAAAACAACCCATACACCTTTTTGGGTATCATAATAACAAGCTCCACAATGAGCCATGCCCTTTTTTCTAAATATGTGATACCACTCTTCATTAGGTGGATCATAAAAGAATACTAACCATTCTTTCGAAAAATATCCCATTTACCTCGTTTATTCATACTATTTCTATTAAATATATCCCAAGAACTGTAAACATTTGTAACAGCTGGTTTTTGTGATCCTACTGTCAAAGATCTACCTTCTCCAGCACCTAGCATCAAATATTGTAGTGCATCATGGACATGGGAGTATTTGTTCTTGTTTGGTCTATCTTCATACCTTTCACCTGATGCTTGTATTCTTCTGTAGTGATATCCACCAAGAAAGCCTTTTCTTAGTTGTTTACAGGATGGCGATAGTAAGAAACCAGACTTACCATCAACCATCCTATTTAATGCAGCTTCTACTGATTCTATTCGTAGAGATACATCATTTGATGGAGCTGGAAAGGCTTGGATACCTTGTTGTCTAAGTATCTGAAAAGGAGTAGTTTCATCTGTTTGCGCCCTAAAATCTCCAGCTGGATCACCAAATATTTTTAAATCTTTGTCTGCACAATGCTTTATTATTTCATGTTTAAGCATTTCACTAAACTTTACTGTACCAATATCAAAACAAACTAACTCATGGTTTATTATCCATCTACCATCAGGTAGCTTTTGACCAAACACAGCTGATGGTGTAAGTCCAAAGTCTAAACCTATGTATACTGTAGTGTTTGCAAACTGTATATCTTCACTAGCAATATGTGTATCTTCTCTAAAAGAACCATATACTAACTTACCATCTTCGATTGTTCCTAATCTATTAAGTACATAGACATCTATCCATGACTTTGATTTACCCCTAATAATATTGGGATAGTAATTTTCTGTAACATTTTTTATATTTTCAGCTGTCGTATTGATGTCGTACCCCTTGATCTTATCATCTTCTTTTAGTTCTATCATTCCAGGTGGTTGTACAAAAAACTTCCAGTTGTCAGGCTTAACTAACATCAATGATTCTTCTTGATTCATATGATCTGGTACTGGTACTTCCCCTGACATAATAGACCACCAATGATCTTCATCTGGTGCGTTGGTATCTGCTATAACACCATACCATGTGGGTCCACCATCTTTTACTGCTGGATATCTGCCTACACGCATAGTACAAGCATCTACAATAGATTTAGGAATCTCTCTAGCTTCATTAATCCATACTCCTGTTAGTTCTAATGATAGTAGTTTCTTTACATCTTCTGGTCTATCTAATGCTAAAAATATAACTTCTAACTCTATATCATTGATATGTATGTTATGAGTAAAAGGAACTGAGTAAGTAAAATTACCAAATATATTTTCTGGAAACCAATCTAACCATGTTTTCATGGTAGTAGTTTTTAACTGAGGGTTTGTATTTCTGATTACTGCCCATCTTGATTTCTTTTTACCATCAGGTGATGCTTGTTGTTTGGCAGCTCTTCTAAATATTTCTATACAACAAGATACTGATTTACCTGATCCTACTGGACCTCGTACACCTCTAAAGAAGCTATCATCCTTCATAAAGGTTTTGATAACTTCTCCAGGTGCTTTATAATCTAGTCCACTCACACATTATTGGAATCAATACCAGCTTTGATTAACTTATAAATAGTTTCAGGCAGTAATGATTCTATAAAAAGATCTGCTTCTTTGTCTGTAATAAGATCCTTAGGATAGTGTGCAAAATGCACTTTCTTCACTATCTTTCTTAATCTCATACGATCTTGAAAAGATATTTCGTCTTGTGCGTATTGCTGTGTCATACAGCTTTAGCAATAGCTATTATAGCAACAACTAAAATAGCAATAACAATACCTTTTCCTTTTTTGTTTAAACGATCCCAACGATCAAGTATTTGTTCAAACATACTAGCTCCTTTTCTTTTTCTTTTTATTTTTCTTAGCTGCCATGATGATGTCGCCTCTGGTTATTTTCTTTTTATCACCATACATAGCAGCAAGACCTTTCTGTTTTTTAGAGTATTTACTAAAAGGCATTAGTAACTCTTCATCTTAGGCTTCTTACCAGCTTTCTTCATAGCCATAGCTGTAGCTGCCTGTTTCTTTGCTTTCTTAGTCTTAGGCTTCATTTTCATTCCGTGTTTCATGTTACTCTCCTATATGCTCTTGTTTTTGCTGCAATAGATTTAGGTTGCTTTACAAACTGCTTCCCTTTTCTACTACCTTTCCGTTTAGCTCTAGTTGTTCTAGCATACTCTTCAGGAGTAAGTGCTTTTATTGCTGCCTCTGGTAAATATCTTTCACCAGTCTTAGCAGATGGCTTTCCTGACTTTGTACGCCACTTTTGTTTAGTCCACGCCTTTAAACTGCGTTGTGATTTAGCTAGAGCCATGTTTCTTTTGTATATTAAATTTTGCAGTTAGACTAGCACCTTTATGTGCTTTGAATGGACCACTATGCTTCATTAGCTTGTATCCACCATTCTTTGTTTTCATCCAATGGAAACCAGCTGGAGCTTTAACAGACTTCATCATTTATAACCACCTCCTGCCTTCTTATAAGCTAGTGCTAACATTTGCGCCTTCCTTGCACTCCATTGTCCAGGCTTCCCACCTTTTCCACCAGCTTTAATTCTATTAAATATTCTTTTCCTCATACCTGGCTTTGTATAGTTACCAGCTTTATTAACTGTACTCACCACTTCACCTTGTTTGCCCAATATGCTGCTGACATATTACCTTTGGCTATATTCTTTGCGTGTCTTGCCTTAAAAGACTTTGCTCTCTTTGTCATAGTTCTATCTCCTGTTTTACCCTGTTGCCCAAACCGAATCGTCTTAATCTTATTACCAGATTTAGCTACTACTATGTGTGATTTGGTTTTATGACCTGGAGTTCTCTTTGGTTTGTTATAACCACTTACTCCAGCTCTCTTTAGTCTAGGATCTGCCATTAATCCTTTTTGAATAAACTAGATGCCCATTTTTTTACACTATTAATTACTAATTTTGCAGAAATAGTATTTGGATTATCTTTATTCATAAGCATGGCTTTAAATCCTAAAGCACCCCTGTCTGCTAAATAACCTTTTAATAGTCTATCTTTATTATAACCTATTTCTTGAAATCTATTAATTTGGTTTTCAGATAAACTAGAATACCATTCGTTAAAACCAATAGTGGCTTTATTTACAGCAGACTTATCTATGTTTTTTTTTACATTAGCTGATTTATACAGCGTATTGTTTGCTTTAACCATGCTCGAACCTTACTACAATAAATATTTTTTTGAAATGCTTTTTTCAACTATATTGTGTGTACACTACCTTTTTGTTGTATGTGTTTGTACTTTTTGGACCCCCATGTCCTAATCTAAGTCTATGTTGATAGAGATGTTTCCTGCGACCTGATGCTGTACCTTATCAGGAGCCTTCATCCCTATCCTATCGAGTAGGTCCTTACTAGCTTCCAGTCTTACATACTCACTCTTCCCATTTTGTATTAAGTGTAGGAGAGTTGAGGATGCGTGGACTGATCCTAGTCCTAACTTGTTGGACACTTCCTGTTGTAGGTACGCTTGTACCTTTGGTAATCGTAGTGTCCTACTAGCTACTACTCTACCACTTTCTCCCCTTGAATAACCTGCCTTCTGACTTGCTTCGGTTATGGTACATCCTGTGGCTACGAGGGTATCAACTAATAACCTTTGTTTGTATGTCAAACCATCTTTCTTTCCTAATTGTGTTCTTGCCATTACGATAGATGTAAACATGATCGTAACCATGTCAAGTTAAAAAATGTAAACGATCCTCACGGATCGGCAGCTTTCGATCTTTCCATATCATCTCTTGCGAGATGAATGTGCTTACGCATATGATCTTCGCTGCTATCTCTCTCTCTTGATTCTCAATTATAGCATAGTAGTCCAAGCAATCTTTCGCTGCGATAAGTATCGCTAACCACGAAAGATTGTCATATTGACGACAGTCCAAATAGACTGCGATCAATATGATAAACTCGTTCCTCGTAAACTAGGACTAAAGACTATGCACTAATCGAGGAATCAAGAAAGGAGATTATATTATGAAAACTCTTGATAAAAATTCTACATTGTTACTAGATCTGAGACTTTCAATGGAGATTGCAAAATCAGATCAGCTATCTAAAGCCTATGATTCAGATGTATCATGGGAATATTATGAAGGATGGCATGACGCCATAGAGGAATTGCGAAAGCAAATAAATAAAAGGAAGGAGAATCAAAATGACTGATTCTGAATACAAATATCTAGATTGCTTAGATAAAGCAAGAGAAGCAGATGAACAGGGTAAACCTGAGATTGCTAGACTATGGAGGGAATATGCTGAAACAGTAAACAATCAGCATGACTTTGATGAGAATATGGAGGTACTAAATGAACAAAGCACCAACTAAACTGACTACTGATGATGCTACTATTGGTAGTATACACTACCATCAATCACAAGATTGGGCATCTTGGATTGGTACTCTCGTTGATGAGAACTGTGAGATAGATCGTGTCTACACAGATCTACTACTGTGGCAGATATGCAACAGTACTTACAAGAGTATACAGTCATTCAAGAAAAATGCTAAGTACTACAAGGATGTCTATGAGCAGACTTTTCTGCATGAAAGACAAGCACCAGATGGTACAGAGATCAGTACTATCAATGCTGACAATCTGTTAGCACAGGGTAAGACTTGGAACGCATTGGAGGACAAGTACACAGCAATACACAAAGCGTGTTCTGATTTGTACAAACAACTGTATCAAATGGAATGGAATCAGAGGAAAGTGGCAAAGCCATCTCAGGGTAATATGAGGACTATGTCACAGATGACTGAAGAGGAGATTGCAGATACAAAAAGATTATCTAAAGAAGCCTTTGGATACTAATACTAACTGGAGTGGTGGGTATATCCCACCATTCCTACTAAAAAAAATTCGGAATAAAGTAGCTAATACCGAATGTATTTGATAAGATAAGTTACGGAAGGAGAAATAATATGCGTAGCATTTCACTTATGTTTTCATACTTCGATAAGTTTTTCGAGTATGTGTTGAAGAATATTGTAACTGGTAAGTTCAAAACCAGAGCAGAGTATATTGGTACATTTGTACTATTTTACATTGGTCTTGGTGGTGGTCTTATCGCCTTCAGTTTGTTCTTCGGTATCAATCCCACATTGGTAATGTCAGTTGTGGCAGCACCTATCTGGGTTGGTTTGGTATTCTTGTGTAACAGGATTACAAAGATTGCAATTACACTAAAGGATATACCTGAACCAGATATTAAAACTACAAAATCAAGGAGGAAGTAATGCAGTTACCACAACCACAGGATAGTTTCACAAAGGATGAGCTAGATAGATTTGATGTCATTTACTCAATGTATTATGAGCATTGTGATACTCTCGAGGAACTGACAGATAAAGTAACAAATCAAATGTTACGAGAGAAAGTAAAACTAATTTATGTATCTGAGATCAGCGAGATGGTCAGAGAAAGGTTTGAACATGACAACAATCCAGAACCAGAAGTTCCGTAGATGTTTCAGATGTCTAGGACTGGGAATAATTATTGATGCGTACAATCCAGAAGCATCAGATGAATGTGATATATGCTTTGGAGATGGCAAGATAGGAGTAATAGATGATGAATACCGAAGGCTTGAAAGTACTGAAAGCAAGACTGTGGGATCAAAGATTAGCGACAAGGGATGCGATTAAAGGATATAGTAAATCAACTGCACTCAGTCAGTTAGATGATTTGTTTCTTATAGAAAATGAAATGCTAGAGGAGTTTGAGAAACTAAGAACTGCTATAGCAAAAGATATAACGACTGTAGAAGGTTGGTTAAAACAATTAGAGGAGTTAAAATTTGAAACCAGATAGGAGGTAAACATGAAATGTATTAGACCAGGACATTACCAAGCAACTATTCCATATGGTCAAGACCAAGTAATAATTGTGAACATTGTAAAAGTAAAATCAAACTTCAAGCACAGTATTACTAAATGGAGATTGACAGTTGATGATAGTGTACTAGGTCCACAAGTCAAAAGCGATTGGGATTCAAAGAGTTCAGCTTTGACTGTAGGCAGAAAAGAAGTTGAGAACTTGATGTTCAAGGCTCTAGAATCAAGGATTATCAAGGGTTTTCAACTACCCAAAGATTTTTATGGAAAGGAAAAATTACATGAGGTGTAACGCAGAAACATTCAAGGATATGATGTGCAAAGTAAACAGAATATCACCACAGGCTAAGATCATATTTCAATCAAAAGTATTTCACAATACTACAGATGATCCTGAGTTTCAGTATCACGATTGCAGAGATATTGATAAGATTGAAATACAGTTTGCTGATGGTATTATCAGCGAGAGAGATAAAATAATAATAACAGTAACTTAAGGAGGAACTATGTTACCAGAACAATTAGACTTCGCAGTTCGAAGTGAAGAAGTATACAATCAACACCAGACTAAGATACCTGGCTACAAACAGTTGGTTCGTGATGACACCAACGAGTTGATTGCTATACACAAAGATTCATACAAAGTGATTACACATCAACAGTCGTATGAACTAGCATATGATTATCTCAGTAATCATTTTCATACTGATGATATGACAGAACAATACAGGGTATCTAACAAAGGTGCATTGATGGCAATACACTTCAGACTACCAGCATATTCCGTACCATACAAAGGATCTTTTATTACTTTGGAAGCTATACTTCATAACAGTTACAATGGTATGAGGCAGCTGACATTTGATCTTGGATACTATTTCATGTTGTGTTTGAATGGTTTGAAATCACCACTATGGGATGTTCGTATATCATCACAACACAAGGGTAACAAAGAAGTTACATTTGAAAGACCAAATACATTTGATGTCAATGACAGACTACGAACTGTATCTAATACAATGGAGAAGTGGTCATCTATTCCAGTAGATAACAATGAACTTGAATATCAAGTAGACCAGTTATGTTTACAACCAACTGAACAAGATAAAAGCCATGTCAATCAAAGACACAGAGGCTATATCTTGGATGAATACTATGACAATTATTCAAGGCAGTTTGGTAAAAACAAGTTTAGTGCATACCAGGCTATGACACATTGGAGTACACATTATCCAAGTGATTCAATAAATACTAGGTATGATCGTGAAAGAAAGGTTGCAAACTGCAAGTGGTTTCACTAAAACAGAATAGAGGGCAATCTATTTTCATATTATATGATCTCCTTCCTCCGCATGGTTGCCCTCCACATGGAGGTATTATGGCAAAGAGAGGATATGTACCTAAACAAATGTTAGAAAAAGAAAAATGTTTGGAGTGTGGTAAGCTATGGACAAAAGCCATGCTCATAGATTATAAACTGTACACTTGTATTCGTTGTTATAATAGGAGGATAAATGGCAAAAAAAATAAATCACATTGATCCTGGATATTATATTGGTCCAAAGATTCAAGTTATTGAGATCATAGAACAGTTCGATCTCAATCACCATGAGGCTAATATCATCAAGTATGTTATTCGTAACAGACATAAGAATCCAGATAAACCATCACAAGATTTAAGAAAAGCTAGATGGTATATAGATAGATTAATTAATTATTATGAAAACAAATGAAGTACTAAAATCTTTTGCTAGAGATAAGAAACTCAAAAAGAAATCAACAAAGTATAATCTTTCTGATCCAGTACAAAGGAAAAGATGGTGGATAAAAAAAGTTACATATTATGCTAGAGTTTGGTTTGATCGTGATATAGAATACAGATTGAGAGAAGGACTATTGAGAGGAGATCCAGCAGCAAAAAGACTAGCAGATGCTCTTTGGAAGAGAAAGAAAGATATTGAAGATATCGTAGAGAGGAAGGTAAATGAATATACAAAGTCAAAAGAAAGTTATAGACAGAAACTCAGGGATCGGAGGGAGTGATGCAAACCTATTGGTCGCTGGTAAATGGAAAGAACTTTTTGAAATCAAAAAAGGTTTGGTTGAAGAAGATCTATCGTTTGTACTACCAGTGCAGTTAGGTATACATACCGAATCATTCAACAGAGAATGGTTTACAACACAAACTGATCTACCAGTACAGGAGTGTGAATATACATTGATGCACAAGAAGTATGACTACATACTAGCCAACATAGATGGCTATGTACTCAATGAGAATCTAAAACCTATGGGTGTCTTTGAGGCTAAACATACAAACATGATGACTAAAGAGGATACAATCATAGAAAAATATTATGCACAAGTGCAACACTATATGATGGTATCAAATACTAAACAGGCATGGTTGTCAGTTATCTTTGGTAATGTGAGATGGAAAGCATTTCATATTCAACAGGATAAAAAGTTTCAGAAAAGATTACTCAATGCAGAGTGGTGTTTCTGGAACAATCATATATTGACAGATGTAGCACCAGATGACTATGTCGATTTTCAATCTATTGAGGAGGTAATATAAATGGATGATAATACTAAAACTAAAAATCTTGATATTTGGAATGAAGTTAAAGAAACTGATCCGAGATTTACTAAGAAAGTATCCTTTGGAGCTAGGAGTTTTACTTCTATTGATGCTCACTATCAAATCAGACGAGCTACAGAAGTATTCGGACCAGTTGGTACTGGTTGGGGGTATGATGTTAGTTACAACACTTTGACAGTTGGTGACAAAGCATTTCAGTTTGCTGATGTATCTATATGGATATCTAACAGAACTGCTATGTATGGACCAGTTAGAGGATGTAATCTATTGGTAGATGCCAAAGGCAGAGTAGATGATGATGCACCAAAGAAAGCATTGACTGATGCTCTAACAAAAGCACTATCACATCTTGGATTCAATTCAGATGTATTCATGGGTATGTTTGATTCAAACAAATATGTGAAGCAACTAGAAGAGAAATACAAAGGTAATGTTGATAAATCAAAAGTACAGGAGGTAGTAACTAATGATTAACAAAGTAATACTTGTTGGTAGAACTGGTACAGATCCAGAGATCAAGACAATCAAAGGTGGCAGCATGATGGCTACTATGTCTATTGCCACTACTGAGAAGATACGAGATAAAGATACACAACAAATGAAAGACAAAACTACTTGGCACAAAGTAGTAACATTTGATCCTAATCTTGCTAAGACTATCAAGGACTATGTAAACAAAGGTACTCTATTATACCTAGAAGGTCAGATAGATGTATCACAGTATACTGATAGTAGTGGTAACAAAAAGTTTAATACATCAATTCTAATACCAAGATACTCTGGTGTTATGAAGATGTTAGGTGGTAAACAGGGTAGTAAGATAGACAACACCATTGAAGAAATCAATGATGATGCTCTACCTGATGATCCAATACCATTTTAAAGTTTCGTGATACTGAGTAGCTCTCGGTATCGGCTGACTGAACAACTCTTTAACAGAGGGGTAAGGTACACTTGAGATGAAGTATGGGCAAATGCCTGAGGTAATCAAGGGTGGTTGTGAGTAGACATTGAGAAACAGTCTATCTGTAGTCGAAAGCTTGTGGGTGAGAAACTAATCCCACGCCTTCAGCGAATTCAGTTCCCTTTAGGGAGAGAACTTTGGTGCAAGTAGCTTGATCTCTACTAATACAGATATGATAGAGCCATTCTGTAAGTTCTCGAAGTTATGTGGTTCGGACAAAGGACAACGCAGTCATCCTGGAAAACCGATTAAATTTATTCCAGGTTTGTGAATTGACACAATATAAACAAAGCCATATATATACTACATGGTACTTAAATCTCAACTTGATGAGTTAATAGAAACCTTAACTGATTATACTACATATCTAAAGCAGTTTGGGTATGACGCAGATACTATATTCTGTGCTTATGCAGTAGTTGCTATGCACCTAACTGGTGAGAAAAGCACTAAGAATATTGGTAGATCTATTATGAAAAAGGTTAAAAGTATTAATGTTGTTGAGAGTACAAATCATACAGTTCATTAGCGTATTCTAACGCATCTAAATCATAGTATTCCCAAAACCTATGTTCTGGTTTATACTTACCCCATGTCAGTTCCGAATGATGTTCAAAACATAAAGGTACTACAAGCTGATTAGATCTTTTAAATTGAACCTGAGAACCTCGTAAGTGATGGACATTCATTGGTGTATTTGATGTACAACCTGGTATGCAACATCCATGTTCGATTATTTTTAAAAAAAATTTTTTTTCTTTAGATGTATATTTGCCCATCCCAAGAACCATCCTTCCTTAATAACATTGGTATTAAGTATGGTACACCATTTATGATGCAACCACAAGATAGTATTGGTTTCGCTACATTAATTTTCATATAAGCCATAGCTAAAGATGTTTTATTTACTAAACAACCCACAGACATACCCCAGTTCAAATGAAAGTCGTTGCCGACATACTCTATATTTGACTGCGTGTGGTAATGTCCTTGACATACCGAAGCAGACATAAGTTGTACTGACTTTACAATATTCTTAGATACCTGGTGTGCAAAGTATATTCTACCGAGTTGATTATTCTCCCAATGATACTCTTTCCATTTCCAACGAGATGATACATCAAGTATCTCATTGTAGTCTTTCAAAAAGAACTTAGACATTCCTTTTGCCATAGCTCTACGCAGTACCATAGATCCATGATTAGATTCTAGTAATAACATATCTGGATACATTTTCTCCAGTTTCTTCATCCAGAACTTACCGACTTCTAGTTCATCAGCAGCAGAAGGCAGATCTGGATTGATAACATGACTAACATTAATAGAGTGCCAATCCATCTCATCCCCTATGTTTATAACTTTATCCCAAGAATACCTAGTTTTTAGTTTGTTTAGGAAAGAAAAGCTATCAGGGTGATGATATGGTATATGTAGGTCAGAAATCACTAAAATTTTGTCCATATTTCCTGTTTTAAGGACTGTAGGACTATGTTTTAATTTTTTCGTGTATGATCTACTTCTCTTTTTTAAACTTGTCTGCGATCTTTTCACCTGATCTACCAATAGTATATCCTCCGATACCTACTAAGATAATATTTAGTAGAGAGTTTTGTACAGATTCTGGAATATTAGGTGCAGTATAACCGAACCAATGGGCAACCATCAAACCAGCAAAGACCAACATCATAATAGGTCGCCAGTTTCTTTGTAGAAAACCACCTTGTGCTTCTGTTTGTATAATTTTAGCAGCTCCTTCAAGCTCTGCAAGTTCACCAGATATAATCTTTTCTTGAACTTTTGCTTTTAGTTTGTCTGCTTCTCCTTTGTTATCAACAACCTTATCTATGGTTTTGAATACAGCTCCTGCTACAGGACCAAGTAAATTAAGCAACATCTATCTCCCTCATAGCTAATGCTAATGCCGAAGCTCTATTTGGTGTTTGACGATACCAAAGAGAATCAATCATTTCGTCAGAAGCATCAGTATATCTACCATCACTAAGTGCAGATAACATACCTTTGAATTTAGATACACCACCTTCACCCATCTGATAGACCATTTCTATTATTATTTCTTTTGCATTTGTATCTATATCAATATCACCTAGTACACGATCTGCACCCTCACAAGCAGTTTGGAAATCTTTTTCAAATAGTTTATTCCAACCTTCTTCAGTAGTGGGGATTTCTTCTCCAGGTATTATCTTGTGACCATAGCCACCAGTATCGAAACCTTCCGAACACTTATAGACATCAACTCTATAGCCTTCGTGTTTCTTTATTCGTTCTTTTAATTCCTCAAATGGCATCTACTTGTTTTTGTGTACAGAATCCTGATACATACAAATCTTTGTTTTCTCTGATACTGTATCTAAAGTTATCCACATGTGCAAGGCATTGTTGTACATTGTCAAACTCAACTTCTAGGGGTTCTACTACACAAGTGTTTTCAAGGGATGTTGTTAGTGATTGAACACAGAATATAATAACTACAAAAAACTTCATTTTATCTGGGTTATTATTAGTGCTAATAGGTTTGAGAATACAAGGAAACCTACAGACCACATGACTTTCTTAATCATACCCAGATCTTGCTCTATATGTTTGAGGTGATTAGATTTGATAATCTCGATATCCTTCTTTATTAACAGGATATCTTTTTCTAATTTATTTATTTTCTCCGACTGACTTGGCATTATCCATACTCTCTATTTTTTGTGATAGATTCAGATTCTTAAATTTATTAAGTTCTGTTGTTAGGTGCATATTCATTTCTTCTTCTTCAGTTAGTCTTAATATCTTTTTTGTTAGGTAAGTAATAAATATCTCTTGCTCATCAATTACCTTCTGTAATTTTGTTGTTTGCCTTTTGTTGGCTCTGGCTTCTTTACGCCATTTATTAACTTCTTTTTCATGTTCAGTCATTACTTTACTTTACTCATTGATCTAATAAATTCAACACCTTCTATAGTTTCTATCTGTGCTTCTACTCGTACACATTCTATTCTTGCTGTATCAGATTGCATATTCCGTGTCATAATTCTTTTCTTTTCAAGACAATCTTTTACACCATCAGTAACTGTATGTTCTATCATAGTACCACCAGAGAATAATAATAATGCTATAATTACTTTAGTTACCATTGTTTCTTACTTTATCTTTTAGTGCCTCTATATCTTTCAATGCTTTTTCCATGTCAGTTTGTAATCTTGTTATATTAACTTTGTTGTGGCTCATATCTTCTAAGTCATCAGATATATCTTCTACTTGTTCTGATACAAATTCTAATAACATATACTGTTCCTGATCTACAGGGGTTTGGTCAGCAGCTTTTACAAGGTCAGCTTCAAATAGTGTTTGCCTGGTTTCGATAGTATTTAGTCTTTCTAAAATACCGAAATATGCCCATACAGCAGTTGCTACTGCACCTAATAAACCTAAAAGATTTTTTATAGGTAAGCCTATTTCTGTCTTTTCAGATAGACTAGGCATTACCTACATACACATTCGCCATTACAATATTCACACATTTTTTACTCCTTTGGATTATCTGCTTTTATTTGTGCAATTCTAGCTTTCCAAGCATCCATATCTTTATAGATCTCATCAAGCTGATCGCCAATATCACCATATGCAGCTTTACGAGTAGCTCTTATGGTATTGTTATTTTCTAATGTATCACCATCAGATGAATATGTAGCAAGTTGGTCATCAGTTGGTTGTGCAATATCTAAGTTCCATTCTTTAATATATGGACCTTTACCATCTGAATCATCTTGCAACAAAACATCTTTAGTAAAATCTACATCAGATACACCATTGGCTTCTGCGTAAAGTTTTATTGTAGTTGATAGTTGTGCCATTTGTTTTTCCTTTCTTTATTTTAAAACCTCTGTTGGAAATTCGTATGCTATGATTTTTTCTACAGTATCTAGTCCTTCGGTAGCGTCACGAAGTTTTTGTCGATACTCTTTCATTTCATTACTCATTTCTAAATCCGAACTTGCAGTCCAATCCGTTTGAGCTAATTTGAAATTTCTTTCTTTTCTAAAATCATCTAATGCGTTTTTAAGTTTATCTCCCTCAAAGATTTTTTGCTCATCAGCAGTAGGATCTCTGACTTCTTTTTCAGTTCCATCAGGATTTAAAATAACTATTTTACCTTCGTTTGCCATTATGTCCTCTTAATTCCGTATAATGTTAATTGACTTCTACCAGTGAAACTACCACCACCTTCATTATAAATGTACAACCCAGTATGTTCTCTTGTTGCATAATCAGTTGTGCCACCACCACCTAATATGTAAGCCATATATCCGTCAGTCCTTCCATATGAACCAATGTAAGAATATTGTGTCATCACAGTAGCGTTTAGGGGTTGGTAGATAAACAACGATAAATTCATTCCTGTACCCGTAGAATTACCATCCATATTTGAAGTTAATTTTGGATATGAATTTTGATAATTTTGACTTCTATCTGATCCATTTGAATCAATAATTTGAGTTCTACCTCTATAAATATTATCAGATGTTGCGCCAGTTTCATTGTAAAACTTAAACAAGACTTGTGTTCCCGTAGAAGTTGATCCTACATTATCAAACTGAACCATATAATTATCATAATCTGATGTAAAAATACTATTCCAACCCGTTGCTGTGCCACTTAAAGTAGTTTTTGTAATCTGCACAAAAACCTGCGGTATACCAGTAATAGTACCAGTAAAAGCATAATTAGAACTTAAGTCTAGTTTTGTGTTATCTACTGCGTCATCAGTAATTGATGGTTTAATAATTCTAGTTATTGCCATGCTATGCTCCTATTAACCTATATCCAAAAAATCTTGACCAAGCTGACTGTAAAGTTTCATTATGTGATGCATTTTGATTTACTCTTACATCAACATAGTCACCAGCAGATAAATCTAATTGAGTTGTAAAATTTAATGTAGGATCTGCACTTGCTGATTGTGCTTGACATAAATCTCCACTAAAATCAGTAACAGATCCATTTTTATAAAAATATATTTGATGTCTTGTAGCTGTACTATTGTTAGAATTACTATATGACTGATGAGCAGTAAAAACATATTTACCAGCTTTACCTGATGGAACAGTAAATCTATAATTTGAAGTATCAAAAGCAGAATCAGTATCATAAACTTCTGTATCAAATTGTACTATTGTTATGGTATCAGTAGATATAGTTTGATTACCTGATAACTTTACAAAGAAAGCTGGAGTATTCTGACCACCTATATTGTTAGTAGTAATACTTCCTGATCCATTAGATATTAATAGGTTATTTCCACCTACATCTTGTATTGTGTTTACTTTAATAATTGATGTCATGTTATGCTCCTATTAATTTAAACATATATAAACTTGTTTCATTTGTTTCTGTACTACTACCTTCAAACTGAGCTGCATTTGTAGAGTTTATGTGTCCATATAAACTAATCACATCATTTGCAGCTAATGTTGCAATAGTAGAACACTCTAAAGTTCCAGTTGCTTTCCAATGAGAATTAGGATTATCTGTAGTATGAGCAAAACTTGTTCCATTTTTTCTTATTGTAATGTTATGGTCACGCAAAGCATCTGCTGCTCCAGTAGTAAAAATTATTGTTGCCATAATATAATATTTACCAGCCTCAGGAACAGTGTATTCATAAGTGCTTGTATTAAAACCATTAGCAGTATCAATAGATGTTTGATTTAATGTTACTTTTGTATAATTATTATTTGTAGCAGTTTGTGTTGTATTTAAAAAAGCAAATAATGTTGGAGTATTAGCAGCGAAAGTCTGTGTAAATGTACCACTACCATTAGAAGATATAATATTGTTACCCCCTAAGTCAGTTATTTGATTTGTTTTTAATATGCTCATGTTCCTATCCTAAATCCTCCAAAACTTGTATTATAGTTTGTGCCTTTTATACTCGAACTAGAACTATCGGAAGTACCTGCACTAAAAAATAATTCTATGTAATCAGATGCAGATAAATCATCACAAACAGAAAAACTTGAAGAGAATCTTCGTGAAGTTATTGAGTTATTATTAGTGTTCCAAGTTGATTCAAAAAAGGTCGTGCCATTTTTCTTTAAATATGAATTGAAGTTTTTTATAGCATTGTTAGAATTAAAAACATCAACAGTCCAATTAAAAATATATTTACCAGCTTTTCCACTTGGAACTGTAAATCTGTAATTAGAACTATTATCAAAAGCATTATCTGAATCAAATACTTCTGTATTAAAAGCAACTTTAGTTTCTGTGCCACTTGAAATAGTCTGGTCTGAACTTAGTCTTACAAAAAAAGAGGGTTGCAAAAAATTACTTTGCACATCACCACTACCTAAAGCTATGGTTGATGCGTTGCTAGATCCTAATGTTAGTGTGCTAGTTCCTGAAACTGCATCTATTGTGTTTACTTCTATTTTACTCATAATACTACAAATGTACTCCCTGATGGTACTGTTAATGTACCTGATATAGTCAGACTGCCTACTGCCATAGCATTTTTGCCAGATGCAATAGATATGTCTGTAAATGTTTGTGGATTAGTCATAAAGAATGTAGATGATAAACTAGAAGAAGTTATTGTTCCGTCAGTTGGTGTACCGATATCTCTACTATGTCCTAGTACTCTACCACTAAAATTATCTGATGATGCTGGAGGAGAGGTAAATGTTATCTGTGATCCACTAATACTATATGCAGATGTGTATTGTACAACACCTGATATAGATATGATTGCATTAGCATCTGTTTGTGGGAACACAGCAGTACCACCTGATGTCAGATTAAATGTAACATTAGAAGCATTAAAACCACTAGATATATCATCTAGCTCAATATAGTTTCCTATAGTGGGTTCACGACCTACATAGCTCATTATGCACCTCCTAGTAAATATCCACCTAAATAACAGGCTTTTTTATTGTGTTCAAATTCATATCCAGATCCAGCATGATAATCTAGATAACCAAATAGTTCTAAATAATCATTTTGTGCTAAATCAATAATTTGAGTAGTAGTTATAGTATCTCTATAGGACACATTATTAGCAGTAATATTATTAGTATTAAAATATTGTGTTCCATTTTTATAAAGTAATAAACCTATATTATACATATGATAAGCACTTTGTGTAATTTGCAAACCAGCGTAAATAAAATACTTACCAGCAGTAGGACAAGTAAAACGATAATTTGTTGAATTATCATATGCGTTATCTGTATCAAGAACTTCTGTATTAAGTTGTGCTTTTACTATTGTTGATGGACTAATTGATTGATCGCTACTTAAATATGCGTGAAAAGCTGGAGTATTGCCTCCAGCATCTGCAAAACTTAAATTACCTGAGTTATCTGTTTTTAAAATTTTATCTGTAGCTGGTGCTGTACTAGGAAATGTAAGTGTATAACTTTGTCCAGCACTATGGGGTGGTGACTTTAACTTAATACCATGTGAGTTTACTCTACAATTAAGTTGTAGATACCCATCATTAGATCCGTTATCACCTTTAACTGTTAGACCAGCAGTACCATTAGATATAAGATTTACTTTATCTTTAGATACTGAACCAGCTGCAATATCATCACTGGTTAATATAGCGTTAGTAGGTTGTCTACCTATATAACCCATTCTATGTTATCTCCATTATTGATAATGCTGCATCTATCTTAGCTGAAACAGAGCAATCAATCTTTACTACATCTGTAGTTTGTAATACTACCTTTGATCCTGTAAGTACTTCAAGAGTACCACCAACAGGAATAGGAGCATCTTTTACTACAAATACATTTTGATTTGTTTCTGTATCAGAAGTATCTGATTCAATCTTAACACTAACATTTACAGCTGATGAATGGACATTACATAGTAATAATCCTAGAACTACAGAAGTTGTAGAACTTGGTACTGTATATAGTGTTAAAGGTGTACCAGCACTTGATGGCATAGCATCATTTGTTTTTACTTTGAATGTATTAGCCATTTGGTCCTTTCTATCCTAATGCTATTGCTAAAGCTGTGGCATCATCTAGTGATGCACCAGTTGCAGTAGCTGCTATTGTTAATGTTTCATTACCACCATCACTACCTTCTGTAAAGGAAATGTTGCTACCAGCAACTAATTTACCATTTAAGAAGCCTGGTGTTGTATCGTTTGCACTAACACTAACTTTGACATCAGTATCAGATACAATGGCAACCCATGCCGATCCGTTATAATATTTTAATTGATTACTTGTAGTATTATAGAATAAATCACCCTCATCTAAAGATGATGATGGATCAGAAGATCCTATTCTATATTGATTAGCAAAAGTATTTACATCTGTAATATTAGAAGCTGTAGTATTTACATTAGCTATATTTGTAGCAACTGTACCAATATTACTGTTAGCACCAGCTACTGTGTTTATGTTTGTATTATTACCAGCAACTGTATTAATATTGGTTGCATTTCCAGCAACAGCATCAATGTTTGTTTGATTACCAGCAACAGCTGTAATATTAGAAGCAGCAGCAACTACCGAGTTAATATTGGATTCATTACTGGCTACAGCATTTACATTAGAAATATTACTTGCTACAGAGTTTATATTAGATGCGTTTGAGTTTACTGTGTTGATAGCACTACTCATTCCAGCAACTGTAGTTACATTACTAGATATCCCAGCTACAGTCGTTACATTTGATGATATACCAGCTACTGTGGTAACATTAGATGCTATTCCAGCAACTGTAGATATAGCAGATGCTATACCACTAACTGTATTTATTTCATTTACTATACCAGCAACAGTAGATACATCTGTAATTGACTGTGAAAATTCTAAAGCATTACCTGAACTGTTTACAGATAGTACTTTATTAGCTACTAATTCAGGGAATGTCAGGTTAAATGCAGTTGATGTAGATGATTTAGCTTGTGGAGAAAACTTATTATCTCTTTCATTTTGCTGAATCATAGCAATAATTTTGTCTAGTTCAGTATTAAGTGTTTCTATTGGAAATGTACCAGATACAGGGAAATCAGATGCTCTAGCTACAGATAAATCTCTTAGTATTGTATATTTATCATTTACAGTAGCACCACCACCTAAAGTAATAGATCCACCACCTGATACACCAGCACCAGTTACTGAGTACTGTGTAGCAGAAGATGGACTAGCTGTAAGTGTAAGAGTAGTATCTGCACCATTAGATGCAGCTGTTTTAATAACTGTTAGATCTCCATCTGCAAAAAACTCAAATGGTACAGTAAATGTGGTTTGACCACCAGTTGCTGTATATTGCACTCTAGGAGATGTGTCTGATATTGCTAATGCCATTTATCTTATACCTTTTTCGAACTTATCAAATAAACCATCTAAATACCATATATTTTGCAAAGGTAAAGATCTTCTTATTGCTCTAGCAGTAGTATAGTCGTAATTACCACTTCCTGTATCTAATAGTATTTCATATAAATTATAGGCTAGTGATCCCGAAGGTCCAATCAAACCTAGCTTTTGTCTATTTGTAGCATCATAAGGTTTACCAGCTCCTAATGCTGGTGCAATACCTAAATCATTATCTGACATTACTTCTAATATTCTATTTAAATCACTAAATATACCTATTGCTCCAGATCTATCCAAAGCACTAGCTATTTTATCACCTAGTTTCTTTTTAGAATAATCTCTATCAAAAGCCTTTTGTCTAATTGCATCTACCATAGCACCCATACCTACTAAAAATCCTAAACCTATAAAGAAATTTTGATCTCTTTCTTGTAGTCCTCGCATCATCACTGATTGTGTAGCTGCCATACCAAACTTCTTAAATTGTGATAATAAACTACCTACTGGTGTATTCATCCATAATGGCACATCACCCTTATCTGGTGTAATAATTGTAGTTCTTATATCTTTACGAAGTGCATTACCGAAGGCTTTTGCAGCTTCTCTATCATCCCATAAATCTGATCTAGCTACTCTACTATATTTTAAATCGCCTCTTTCTGCACCACCAACACCTAAGCCATATTTTTTATATTGTTCTATAATTCTTTTAGCCATAGGTTTATCAATACTACCACTCAATAACTTAGCCATATTTTTTTGTGATATAGTTCCTCTTACAACTTGTTCTGACCATTCTAATATTTTAGTACTACCAATGTAAGATGATGCTGTTTTCATACCAGTATTCCAAACATTCATTAAGTTTATAAATGTAAAGTAAAAAGAGTTTGCAGCTCCTGTAGCTCTTTCTACACTATTTAGTCCATATATCATTTCATCAACATTACCGATTGTGTTTGCTCTACCAGCAATAGCCAGGTCTAATGCTTCACCTACAATGTTTGCTTCTTTCTTTGACATCTTCAATATTTCTCTATTTGCTTGATTTGCAAATATTTCAAATGTTTGTCCAAACCCTTTCTTAAATCCATTTTGCATAATTAATCTAGCCATATCAGGAGCAGCAGATAAAAATCCTGATAGAAAAATCATATTTTGTATATTCTTTAATGTTCTAATACCTGACTGCATACCTGATTCTGGATTAGCAGTTAGTCCATATGTGCCTCTAAGTAAATCTCTACTAGCTTCTATATCTCTAATCTCTTCTTCTTTTTTCTTAATTAAATCTGCTCTTAGTTTTGGTTTTGTACCAGCTGGTGCTGTTTTATTTATATAAGCATCCCATTCCATAGCAATTTGAGGAATACTTGGTCTATATCCAGCATTAGGACCCTTTAATCCCATCATAGCTACATCACCAAATACTTTAGCTATTTCTATGTCAGGCATAATAGAATTAAAATATTGTTTAGTAATGATGTTTATATTACTTTCCATCCAACCTCTTTGCATCAAATACGCATCATCTAGTATCATAAGTCTATTTTTTAAATGCTTTGATACTCCTGATGGTTGAAATGCAAATGATAAATCAAATGTTTCATCTGGTCTTAAAGCATCTCTGGGTAATTTATTAAAAGGTGTACTGGTAGCTATATCTTCTACCATTTCATCTAAATCTTTTGCACTTACAGATATACCTTTGTTATTTAAAGCTATTCTTAGATCTTTTTTAAAATCATCTATTTTATTTCTAATTAGATCTCTTTTCCAATATCTAGGTAAATAATCTTCTCTAAGTGGTCCTGTAGCATTAATATTATTTAATCTAGCTTCTTCATCAGCTAGTCTACTTTCTATTTGTGCTATTGTATATTTTTGACCTCTTTGCTCTGTAGTTTTTTTACCTTCTCTATTCATTCTATCTCTTGTTCTTTTTAGTCCAGCTATAATTACTTTAGAATAAATACTAAATAATTCTTCTGCATCTGCTTCTCTTCCAATCAATGTAAAAAAGTTTTCTCTTAAATAACTAGCAGCTTTATTTACTTCTGGTATAGGATCTTTTCGATCTTTGTTTACAAGTCTAAAAGATACTCTTCTTTGAAACTCTCTTTCTGAAATAGTTTTTATACCTTTGAATCTCATTTCTATACTTTTAAATCTAGAATCCTGACCTAAATTATTTTCTTGATAAATTCTTTTTAAATAATCCTTGTAACTCATTTTGGTATTTTGTCTTGCTTCTTCTACATATATGTATTTTCTAGCTATGTTTGATTCTATTGATTGTGTAGTAAATCCTGTATTCAAAACATTTTTGTTTTGCATAAGTTTTGTATCTAATAAATCTGTAGCTATTTCTCTAACTTGTAAAATTGGTGATTTTAATAATCTAAATACTGGTGTTATTCCTGTGTTTTCTAAACCAGTAAGTGTATTAGCTATTGCTTCATCATATAAATCATCATTGTAAGATCTTGCACCACCAGTATTAGTAGCATCTGCACCAACACCTTTTGGTCCTATTCTATTATTTGGATCTAATATTCTACTATCTAATAACTCACCATTATTTATTTTTGTTCGTGCAACTACTTCTTCTCTACCATCTAGTAATAATTGTTGTTTATTATATTTACCTATTGCTTCTCCACCTTCAAAACTTTTTAATCTACCTACAGTATTTAATAATCCTGTCACTATTGCAGTACCTACTGGTACAAAATATGCTAATTCTTTTTCTCTATTAGCATTGATAGTTTGTTTATATAGCTCTTCAGCTGTAGCAATAGCAGTAATTTTTTTTATATTTAATGCACCACTAGCAGTTCTAAATGCTTTCATATTAAAAGCTGCATATGTAACAGGATCTAAAATACCACCAGTAAGCCTACCAATAAAATATGCTGCTGGATTTGTACTTATTAACTCTGCATCTTTTTTTAATTCTTGTATTAAATACTTACTTTCTAACTTACTACCTGAATTTCTAAAATAATCTATGTTATCTATGTATGGTTTTAATTGTTCATCATATAAAAAGTTATATTTAGGATCTTTTTTAAATGATTGTGTAGCTTCCATCTGTTTTGCAAATGTTAAAGCTACTGAGTTTTCATCAATAAAACCTCTTTTGAATTGCTCAGATTTTGGATTTCTAAAAAAATTATCTATAGCACTTTCAGGTATATCAAAATCTACTGGTGAAATTCTACGACTTAGACCTTTTATAGATACATTACTCATTTATTAAACATATCTATATCTATTTTATTATTTTCTAAATATTCTAATAAATCTTTTCTATTAGTAATACCTTTTGTTCCTGGATATAAAATAGAATATAAAAAGTTTTGTACATAGTTTTTTGGAACACCTCTATCTACAAAAAAATCTACTAAATCATTATCTTTTAAATAATCTTGTACTGCTTCTGTAACAATAGCTTTTTTAGAAAAAGTTTTACCATCAACAACTAAAACATCATCTACTTTTAAAAATTGTGGATCATCTATATCCATAGCTAAATCATAACTATTAGAATAAATTTTATTTGGGTTTAGATTATAACTATATACATCTCCAGGCTCTCTTATAAAATAAAAAGCACCATCATTTAGTAATTTATTGACTCTATTTATATCTAAATCAACTTTGTTTGCTTGTGTTGTTCCAAAGTTATTAATATATAATCCTGGATATAATTGCTCCATTTTTTCTTGACCATACTTATTTTCCATACTTTGAATATGTTGAAAAATATGTGCAGTTATATACATTTCTTTATCTATTTGACTTGTGTATGGAATTTTATCTTCTAGTGGACTATGAACTAATTTTGCACCACTCATAGATTCATAATTTGATATACCAAATCCTTCAGTATTTAATCTATATGCTGAACTATATAATGCTTGTTCTCTTTTTTCTTCTACTTGTGTTAAAAATTCATCTATTCTTCCTTTTTCAACCAAACTAAAATCGACACCAGCTTTTTTTAATTGTTGTGCAAATATACCATTAAATTGTTCTAAAACTATAGGATCTACTTGTAAATAATTTGGGTATGGATTATCTGCAAAATATTCTTCACCACCAAAACTAACTGACATTCCTATAATAATTTTTTTCCATGTTGGTATAGGTGCTAATAGTTGTTCAAATTGATCTGTTTTTTGGAATTTTTCTTCTTCTGATAAACCTATATCAAAATCTGTAAATGGAATATCTACATAAGGCAAACTATTAATTATAAACTTACCTAATGCTTCAGGACCAATTTGTGATCTTAAATCTTCTGTAATAGCTACTTGAACATTATCTAATGTTACATTTGCATTATTATCTGCTAAAATTTGTTGAATCTTATCTAAATCATATGGTGCATCTACAAATGCTTTATATTCATTTTTTAATTCTTTTAAATCTTGTATGTCTGCAATATTAACACCTTGATATAATTTACCTTTACTCATTTTTATAAAAGCAAAAAATGATGGTGTATCTGCTCCTGTAACAGAAGGAAAAAATACATCACTACTATTATTATTAATAAAATTATAAAGGTTTATAGCTTGACGAATCCTATTCAAATCTGAATCAGGACCCTCTTCTGATATTTCTGGTTTCATCATTATTCTATCTACTTGTGCAAAATAATCATCAAGTCCAGGTGGATAATATCCATTTTGCATCATAATAGCTGCTGCTGCTGTATTTTTTTCTGCTTGGAATATTTCTGGACCCATTCCACCAGCACCTACATTTGGTCTAGGATTATTTAAAACCATATCGTAATCTTGTAACATTTGATTTGCGTTATAATTAAATAAACCACCATATGAAGCATATACATAAGATGCTAATTCATCTTGATCTATAGAAGAAGATATTTGACTATTAATTAAATGAAGCATATCTCCACTATTAGGTAACTTTCCTAAATTTACTTCTTTTTTATTTGCTATTATTTTGTGAATTGCTGAAGCATCTATAGCACCATTTAATGTTTGAAAAAATAATTCTGGATTATTATACAATGCTACACCATCAGGTGTATTATTAAGTTGTTCTAAAATACTTTTTGGAGTTGCTACTATAGATAGTCTAGCATCATTTTTAAAAGCATCTATAAAACTTTTAGAAAAATTTTGTTGTGTAAATAATCCAGCATTGTCAGCTTTTGCTATTTTATCAGATTGTACTGATAATAAATTATTTTTTACTGCTTTTAAATCAGCAACAATTTCACTAACTGTAGCATCACTCATATCTAATCTTCTAGCAGCTGGATCTTCTAAATACTTTTGTATATAATTATCTATTTCTATATCTAAAGTTTCTAAATCAGCACGTAATTTTTGTGTATCACCTTGTTCAAAATCAACACCTGATACCATCATTTCAATAATACTTTTTGCTCTTAAGCTTTCATACAATACATTATTACCATTAGCTCTATCCTCAATCATAGCTGGTGTCATTTCTAAAGGTTTAAGTTGATTTAAAATTTTATCATTAGCATTTAAGTTTGCTAAGTTAGGTAAAACTGTAGTGGTATAATACAAATCTATTTCATTTTGTATTTTTTCAAAGTTACCTTTATTATTTTTAATTATTGTTTGTATTGCACTATAGGCACTATTATAATTTGTTTCTGCTAGAACTGCACCTTGTGTAGATAAATTTTGATATTTTAAATCATTAGCATAATCTTTTACATTATTAACAGCATCAACAAAGTTTAAGTCTAATTTATTTTCTATGTAATTCTGAAATCTTTGTGGTGCTTCTCTTAGAGTGGTATCACGATATGTTATAAATTTTTCTCTTAATTTTACTAAGTCAGGATTTGGACTATTAAGTTCCTCACGCATAGCCTCTTCTACAAATATAGCACTATTTGTATCAAAGTTGTTTTGCCATTCTTTATCCATGACATCAACCTGAAACTGATTAATCTTATCAACTG